TGGGGAAACTCCACCGCAACACCCACCCTAACACCAGAAGAACGTAAAATAGCAGAAGCCTTGCAGGTTTTAGGTTTTGAGTGGTTGGCGAGGGATGAGGGCGGAGATATGTGGACATATGCATGTGCTCCTGAAAAAAGTATTAACGCCCCTAGGTGGCTTTGCACAGACGAACGCCTTGTACAGATTGAGAAAGCTACTTCCCTTTTCCCCTCCATCCAATGGACAGACGAAGAACCCACTAAAATATCGGATTTGTTGGAGGTGGAAATATGACCCTCTACACACCGCCGTTTGTGTTGGGTGTGATAGTTACAATCTTAGCAGAGATTATAGCAATTGTGATATATGCAATTGCTAAGAAGAAATAACCCGATTTAAGCCATATAAGCAGGAAAGCTTGTTATTTTAAGGAAATAGGTGAGAAAATGAAAAAAATCAATATTGGACAGCGGTTTGAATTAACCGAAGATATGCACCTAAAAACAGAAATCTCGCAGACACCAATTGTAATTAAAAAGGGAACGGTTTTGTTTACTGGCGTAGATGGAGATTGGTTTCATATGCTTAACGGCAAAATGATACAGATTGATAAAAGTAAAAATGAAATTACAAAAGGCTATTCTGTCACAGGTTTGGCAGAATGGATTTATCAGAGAATATCAGGCACATGGAACATTGACGAAATGCTTGAAGAACAAGCCGATTATGACGAAACTGGATTGCCTGAACAGGCGGAGCGGTTTAAGCGTGATATTGGCGAAGCTCTTGAAGAACTTGGATTTTATGATTATACAGGGAATACGTTGTAACAGGCAAAGGAGTGACGATTTGACATTTGACGAGCTTAAGCAGCATTGAAAATATATAAAAAAAGAACGCACTCCCAAAAGTGCGCCCCCAATCAGTAGTACCAAGATATAGCCTTATTAAACCAGATTATACTACTGATTGGGGGATTTTGCAAGTGACAACAAAGGAATATTTACAGCAAGGTTATAGGCTCGCCCGTGGAATCCGTTTTAAGAAAGAGCGCATAAGTGAACTTAGAATCCTTGCAGAACGCTCTACATCATCATATCAGGCCGAACGAGTAAGCGGAACATCACAGCGCAGCAGGCTTGAAAATTGCGTGTGCCAGATTGATGAATGGGAGCGAGAGATTGACAGTGATATAAAAAAGCTGCGCGAGATTTACTTGTGTATTGCTAAGGTGGAAAACCCGGATTTTCGTCAGCTTTTGGAATTGCGGTATGTTGATGGTTACAAGTGGGAGGAGATAATAGAAAAAATGAATTATACCGAAAGGCACATAATGCGTTTGCATGGGCAAGCGTTGTTGAAAATAAAGATGTCAGTAAATGTCAGTTAAATCTGTGCTAAAATAGTATTGTAGAATTATATAAAAAAACCCGCCTTATTCAGACGGGGGTTGATTCTTATCCGAACGGCACAATTCGTCGAGTGTAATGTTTAGTGCATCTGCAAATATTATGGCATTCGACACGAGACAATCACGACGCTTTTCAATATCTTGAATTGTACGGCGGTGAATACCTGTCATATCTGATAATTGCGGCACGCTGATTCCCTGGCTTTCTCGAATTTCTTTTAATTGCATTTAATTATTTCCTCACTTTCAATGTGACAAGCTCTAGTATGGCATATATTGCAAACAAAAGAATGATAATAACATCTGTTGGTGTAGGAACAGAAAAATCTACAATCTTTAAGATGATTACCAAAATTAAAAACAATCCAGATACTTGGGCAACTTGTTTCATACAGGTGCAGTGTGATATAATAATCATACCCCCGAAGGGGGAAGGAAGCTTAGCGCTTCCTTCGGCTCTTGCCCTTAGGTTTAGGTTTAAGTATTTCAGTCAGCTTCGACACTATCTGAGTTACTAACCAGACTATGGTAAGAGCCTTTATTATTTCATCCACCGCATTCCCTCCTTTCCTTTGGTATGTACTTATTATAGCACGTTATAACGTGCTTATCAATACTTTTCCTAAAATAAACATTGTAGAATTATTTAAAAAAAGAACCCGCCTTATTCAGACGAGTTCTGCTTAATGCGGATAATAATTTGCATATTATTAGAATCAACGATTTTTTCTAGTGCTACCTGATTTCCCTGACTGTCTATAAATCCACAATTGCGAATTTCAGCGCAGCCTAAATTAACAGAATAAGAAGTGACGTAACCTTTTCCATTCTTTTTTGGGGAAAGTTTTATAGCTTTGGTTTCTATGATTATCAATCCTTTCTTATCAGCAGTATAAGGCATATTGCGAATAGTGGCAGTTTCACCCAGTCAAGAAATGATGGATTTGTAAAGCTTCCGTCAAAAATATTGATTAATAACAGTGCAATAACAATGATTGTTAAATACTTTTTTTGTTTCATTAGCATGGTGAATGTGCTATAATACCCTTAACCCCACATGGGGGAGGGGGATTATTTCCCCCTCTTGGACTTGCTTTTAGGTTTTTCGTCTTTCTTTGTCAGTTTGAGGGCTGTTAAGATTAAGACTAAAATCTGTAGCAAGTCCTTTGCTATTGCCAGGGCATCTTTTAGGTCATCCACTTGTTCAACTCCTTTCCTTTGGTATGTACTTATTATAGCATAGCGTAACGCTAATGTCAATACTTTTCCTAAAATAAACATTGTAGAATTATATCAAAAAAGAACCCGCCTTATTCAGACGAGTTCTGCAATCTAAAAAATATTACATAAATCTTTCAATTAATGCATCTGTCAAGGTTTGCGAAAAATTAACATTAGCCTGCTCTGCTCTTTTGTTAACCCAATACGGAATAGTTAGAGTTTTTTTGATTAATTTATTTTGTTGTAAAAATTCTTTTTCTTTTTTATCTAGGTCAACAAGAACTACTGAGACAAAGCCTTTGCCATATTCCTCAGGTTCAAGCAACGCATCACTTGGCTCACTAGGTTTAGGAAAAGGCGAATTGTCCTCAATTGCTGACAAGATTAAACCAGCTATAACATCCTCTGCCATATATATAGCTTCTTTTATATCCTCGCCTTGTGTTGCTGCATTGAAGTCAGGAATAATAACAGAATAGCCATCACTTTCTTTGTAAAAACATGCTGGATATGCGAGTGTCATAAAATCAACTCCTTTTTTGATTAAGCAGGACTATTACTTTAATCCTGCTTGCTTCATTATACTTTTAAGTGTTCCCAATTTTATATCTTGGCTTCCATGATTAGGAACAGGAACGGTGCCGACCTTTGTTGGGTGCTTATATTGCACATGAGAACCTTTAGTTCTTGTTGGTATCCATCCATCAGCTTTAAGCATTTTATCAAGTTCTCTAAACGTCATTACAGCAACCCCAGTTGTTAATACCATTATAACACGTATTACACGTATAGTCAATACTTTTCCCAAAATAAACTTAAATAATTCGCCGCTTAATCATTATGGTTTAGCGGTTTTTCTTTTGCCTAAATAAAGCGAGGTGAGGTGATGAAAAATAAAGGCCACGAAAATTTAATACCACAGAATAAGCGAACAAAGGCAGAGCAAAGGCGAATTGCTGCCGAGGGCGGTAAAGCGTCAGGCGAGGCCAGACGTGCACGTAAAGCTCTTAAAGAGAGCATGAATTTTCTGCTTGATTTGCCTGTTTCAGACACAAAGGATTTTAATAAGCTAACTAAAATGGGGATCCCCATTGAAGATATAGACAATAGCCAGTTGATAGTAGTTGCACTTTTTAAGCGAGCTAAAGAAGGAGATATTGCTGCAATTAAAGAATTGCGCAGTCTCATCGGCGAAGATACCAGCGATGCAGGCATGATTGAAACACTTATCGGAGGACTGAAAAAGTGAGTTCTGTTTATACAAAAAAGCAACTTAAGCTTATGAGCTTATGGAAAAAGGATAAATTAAAGCGCCTTAATATTCTTGAGGGTTCAGTGCGAAGCGGTAAAACATGGATAAGCCTTGTGCTTTGGGCATTTTGGGTTTCGCAGATGCCAAAAGATAAAGCTTTTTTGATGGTTGCTAAAACATTAACCAGCTTAAGGCGAAACACCCTTGATTTGATGTCAACTATGTTTGGCTCAAACTTTTCATATTCTCTGCCTGCCAAGGAAGCACATTTATTCGGCAGGCTTGTTTATCTTGAGGGTGTAAACGATGCCAGAGCAGAAAGCAAAATTCGAGGAATGACATTGCAGGGCGCTTATTGTGATGAGATAACACTTTTCACCGAGGACTTTTTTACAATGCTTTTGTCTCGTTTGTCAGAGCCGGGTGCAAAGCTTTTTGGCACAACAAACCCTGATAATCCTAACCATTGGTTTAAAACAAAATATCTTGACCGCAAAGATGAGCTTGATATGCTTGTCATGAAGTTTTTGATTGATGACAATGAGTTTCTTGACCCGGAATATGTAAAACAGCTTAAAGCTGAATATACAGGTATCTTTTATAACCGTTTCATACTTGGCGAATGGGTTCTTGCTGAGGGACTTATATATCCTCAAGCCTCAAAAGTTCGCACAGAAACCCAAGACAGAGCATATACAGAGTACCGCATATCTTGCGACTATGGCATATATAATCCTACTACATTTGGCTTGTTCGGAAAATATAAAGACAAGTGGTATATGGTTAAGGAATTTTATCATAGTGGGGGAAAGCCAAAATCCCAAAACTGATGAAGAGTATTGTAATGATTTGCATACTTTTGCAGGGGATTTGCCTATAAACCACATTATTGTAGACCCATCTGCCAGCAGCTTTATAACTGCAATAAAAAGACGTGGGAAGTATAGAGTTGTACCTGCAAAGAATGCTGTGCTTGATGGTATATACCACACTGCAAATGTCATGCAAACAGATTTGCTTAAAATAAACGATTGCTGTAAACACACACTGAAAGAGTTTGATGTATATTCGTGGGATGAAAAAGGCGGCGAGGATAAACCATTGAAAGAAAACGACCATTGCATGGACATGCTGAGATATTTTGTGATGACAATAATTAATCCCAATAATATCCGAATTATAAAGGGGTGATAGTTTGTATATAACCGAGACGGAACGTATTTTAATGTCATTGAAGCAAAATTCTCCTATGACATGGGCAAAAATAGTCGGTGAAGAAATACAAGAATTTATTAATAGCGATAAATATATTATGGCAGAGCAAGCAGAAAAGTATTATCGCAACCGCAGTGCTGTGCAGGATAAAACTAATCGTTTTCGATTGCGTTCAAACACAAAAAACGAACAGCCGATTCTGCGAAAACTTATAGAACAAAAAATGAACTATATGCTTACAAGACCTTTTTCGGCCAATAGTGACGATAAATTATACTCCCAAACCCTTGCTGAACTGTTTGACAACAATTTTCGTTCCAAGCTAAAACGCTTTGGACGTGCCATGCCAAAGCAAGGAATAGCGTATATGCAGCCGTACATAGACAGCACAGGTGCTATGCGCTTTAAAATACACAATTTTAAAAATATTATACCGCTATGGGAAGATGAAGAAAAAGAATCCCTGGGCGGTTTTATTTATTTTGCAACACAGATTGTGTATATAGCAGACCACAAAACAACTGTAATTCGTGCCGAACTATGGGACAGGCAAGGTGTACGTTATTTTGTACAGGTAGAGGGCGGACAGTGGCAGATTGACCCGGAAAGGCCGGACACACAGCCGCATTTTTTACACAATGGCAAGGCAACTTTGTGGAGTGAAGTGCCTTTGCTGTGGGCGAGATACAATGAGGAAGAATTTCCGCTATATTATTATCTTAAAGAGCTTATAGATACTCTTAACTGGAATTTATCTGTCACAGATGATGTCTTGAGGGATGTAGCAAATTTCATATTCTTAGTTAAAGGATATGGCGGCACTGACATAAACGAGTTGGTAAAGGATTTGCAAGAAGCTTTAGCCGTTTTGCTTGATGCTGACGGCAATGTTGATAAAATGCAGGCGGAGCTAAACATAGATGCTGTTATGGGTTTTATGGATGATGTTCGCCGCAAAATATATGATTATGGTAATGGTGTAGATACAAAAGACCCTGATCTGGGCAATGCATCAGGCCGTGCAATAGGCTTTAGATATTCCGACCTTGATAATGACTGTCAGTCTATCGCATTGGAATTACAGCAAATGTTTGAACGTGCCAAACTGTTTATAGATGCCTATTTTGCACTTAGCGGCAAAGGGGATTTTACAAATAAAAGCTTTGAAATAGTTTTCAACATGGACATGCCGATAAATGAGACAGAAGTTGTAACCAATCTAACAGCTTTGGCAGGCGGAAGAACAATAACATCACAAAAAACGCTTATTAAACAAAATCCATATGTGGAGGATGTAGAAGAAGAGTTTGCACAAATTGAAGCCGAGGAAAAGGAAGCACTTGAAAATAGCGCTGAATTTGGTTTCCCTGCGCACGAGGGTGGCGATAATGAATGAAATCACCTGAGTATTGGCAGAAACGAGCAGAGGAATCACTTTTAACAGCTGAGCGCAAAGGCAACAGTCTTGTTAAGGAGTTAAATGCTTTTTATGCGGAGACTACTCGAATAATTGAGCGAGATGTTGAAGCTTTTTATGGTAGATATGCCAAAAACAACGCTATAACTATACAGGATGCCAAAATGCGTATACCTAAACCACAGCTTAATAGCTTTCGTGAAGAAATGGCGAATTATTATGCCGAGGCTGAACGTGTAGGACTTGGTAAGGAATACAAGGACTATTTGCGCAGGTTATCTGCAAGAGGCTATATAAGCCGACAGGAAGAGCTTTTAGCACAGATAAACCATCAGGTTAACTTACTTGCCAATCGTGAGCTAGAGGCCTTTATGGGCGGTCTGAGTGATGCATATAAAGAAAGCTATTATCACAGTATATTTGATATTCAAAAAGGATTAGGCTTTGGGGGTAACTTTAATGTAATAGACAATAAAGCCATAGAATCAATAATCAAAAAGCCGTGGCTTGGCAGTAACTTTTCCGATAGAATTTGGAATAATAAGGAGCAATTATTTGAAAAACTTAACCGTATTATACCGCAAGCGTTTGCTACAGGGCAGAATTCAAGGGTACTGGCTGCAAGGCTTGCGCATGAAATGGGTGTGGAAAAATGGAAAGCAGAAAGACTTGTACGCACAGAGATAAACCATGCTGCTAATCAGGCAACACTTGCAGGGTATAAAGAGGCAGGTATTGAAGAATACAAGTATTTAGCCACTCTGGATACCCGTACAAGCGAATGGTGTCAAAATCTCGATAACAAAGTATTCCGTATAGTGGATGCGCAGGCCGGTATTAACTACCCGCCTTTGCACCCTTTTTGCAGGAGCACAACAGTTGCCTACTTCCCGCCTGATGAATTTGACACGCCAAGCGTAAGAGCTGCAAGAGACAGCGAGGGAAAATATTATACTGTGCCTGCTGACATGAGCTACAAAAAGTGGTATGATAAGTATGTAAATAGAGCTTTGACTGATGCAGAGGAGAGTGCAATAGCAAGCATTGTAAGCAGTATATCATTCGTTATTAACAGAAAGCTCCGTGATGGTGAAAAACTAAGCAGTATGGAGCAGACAATTACTAACAATTTAGATTCTGCGCTTAATAAATTGCCTGTTTATGAGGGCGAAGTTAAAAGAACTCTTGTTGCTTCTTTTGATGAAATGTATGAGTTGGCACTATCGGCTCGCTCTGGGGAAATGAATTTCTCTGCATTCAGCTCTGCATCAATTCTTGACGATTATCACACAAAGCCAAATGTTGTTATGAAAATAATATCTCACAACGGCAAAGATTTACGTAAACATAATGCATCGGAACAGGAAATACTATTTGTTCGAAATTCAAAGTTTAAAGTCAGCGATACAAGGCTTGAAAAAGGTGTATTGTTTATAGACATGGAGGAAATAGATGAGTAATCTAACATTCGAAGAATTTATAAAACTTCCTGAGAATGAGCAATGTAAGCGTTATGAAGAGCTTTCAAGTCATGATAAATTCCTTGCAAGGCTAAATCAGAATCCCATATCGCCCAACAATCCACCAATGACAGATGAAGAAATGGCAAACCTACCTCCTGAAACAAGAGATATTTTAGACCAAATCAAAAAAATGTTCGGACATGACTAACCCACAGGGGAGACTTAAAGATGGACAACTTCAAAGTAATATACAAAATATTAAAGATACTCGAAAAAGCTATGGATATAGACGAGTTTGATACAAGCTCAATTTCAGCAGAAGCACTTAAACTGACAGAAAAGCGGTGGCGGCTTCTAATGGCTATGCTGGTTGATAACGGGTATGTGAAAGGTGTTGTAGTTATAAAAACGCTTAGTCATGAATCGGTAAAGGTAAACAATATTCAGATAACATT